GCAGTACCAGACATTTATCGGCGGCCTGCCTGAACGAATTACCGAAATTGCCAAAGATTGTTCGGCAATCACTTCGCTCTTTGTCGCAGTGATCGATTTTGCAAAAACGAGAATTGCTGCTGGGCAAAAAGGCACAGTAGAATACAGTCTCTATCAAACCGTATTGCAATATTTTAGAAAGGGGTGATCTAGTTGAGCTTTAAACATGGAATTTATATATCGGAGGTTCCAACATCCATTGTGCCACCAGTGCAGACAAGCGCTGGCATTCCTGTTGTATTTGGTACTGCTCCGGTCAATTTGGCCAGCGACGGCAAAGGTATAACCAATCAGCCAGTACTTGCTTATACATATGGCGAGGCTGTGGCCGCGCTTGGTTATTCCGATGATTGGGTAAGTTATACACTTTGCGAATTTATGTATTCTCATTTCGCGCTATTTGCTGTGGCGCCAGTTGTTTTTGTGAATGTTTTAGATCCGGCCGCGCATATCAAAACGGTGGCGAGTCCGGCAACCGCAAATTTAACACTCGCAGCCGGTCAGGGAACTTTGCCTGCAGGTATTTTAGCGAGTACTTTAAAAATATCCTTAACAACAGCGGGGGCGCCTTTAATTAACGGCACTGACTACACGGCGACCTTTGCTGATGATGGCACATTAGTTGTGGCACGCATAAAAACTGGGGCGATTACCACTGATACGGCAGCCTTGTTTGCAAGTTATACGCAACTTGATCCGACGAAAGTCGCGTCAACTGATATTATTGGTGGCGTGGATATTACTACAGGAAATTACAAGGGATTGGAACTGATTAATCAGGTATTTCCCAAACTTCGGTTAGTGCCTGGTCAAATTTGCGCGCCATATTGGTCCACAAAGCCGGAGGTTGCTGCGGTAATGGAAGCAAAATCGGCATCCATCAACGGTGTGTTTCGCTGCATATCACTTGCTGATATCCCCTCTGACGTCGTGAAAAAATATTCTGATGCGCCGAACTGGAAAAATCAGAATAACTATGAGTTTCCTCGCCAATATGTTTGCTGGCCGAAAGTGAGCCTGGGCGGCAAGATATTTCACATGTCGACTCAGGTAGCAGGCTTAAATTGCCTGATTGACAGCGGCAATGACGATATTCCTTATGAGTCGCCGTCAAACAAAAGCCTGCAAATGGACAGTCTGGTGCTGGCCGATGGCACCGAAGTAACTTTTGGTCTTGACGAAGCCAACTATTTAAATAGTCAGGGCATTGCAACGGCACTGAACTGGATCGGCGGTTGGCGTCTATGGGGGAATCGAACTGCAGCCTATCCAGCTAATACAGACCCTAAAGATTCATTTTTATCAGTCCGTCGTATGTTTGACTGGCAGGGTAATACTTTCATCCAGACTTATTGGCAGAAAGTAGATAAACCAATGAATCGGGTTTTGATTGGAAGCGTTGTTGATAGTGAAAATATTCGTATGAATGGCTTGGCAGCGCGAGGATTTATCCTAGGTGGGCGAGTAGAGTTTCTATCTACGGAAAATCCGACGACAAGTTTGCTGAATGGTGCCATGACTTTTCATACTCACATGACGCCACCAACGCCGGCCGAAGATATCGAAGACATTTTAGAATATGACACGTCCTATTTATCGACGCTGTTTAAATAAGGGGGGGTGATCTGATATGGTTTTACCTGAAAATATGATAAATTACATGGCCTATGAAGATGGAGGCAAGCTCCTTGGCACAGCTAATATTGATTTGCCATCACTGGATGCTCTCACGGAAAAGGTAAAAGGCGCGGGAATCGCCGGTGAAGTAGAAGCGCCTATTATCGGCCATTATGATGTCCTTACTTTGGGAATCCAATGGCGAACCCTAACAGAAAATGCGATATCGCTTGCGGCACCAACGGCTCATGCGTTAGATTTTCGAGGCAGTCAGCAGGTATATGATTCTTCGGCTGGCACATATAGCAATGTTCCAGTAAAAGTCATCGTTCGTGCTACACCAAAGAAAACTTCACTTGGTAAAATGCTTGTAGCTGGTCAAACTGATACAAAAAACGAATTTGAAATCAGTTATATAAAAATTTATATAGATGGCAATGAAGTGCTTGAACTAGATAAGTACAACTTCATTTTTAGTGTAGATGGCGTGGACTATTTAGCTGGTGTTCGTGCCGACTTAGGACTGGATTATTAACAATTATGGGGAAAAGGTAATTACATTTAACGATAAGAGGGGAGAGAACTCATATGGATAAATTAAAATTAAAAAAACCTTTAGAGTATAATGGCGTGAAATATGAAGAGATTGAATATGATCTGGATAGTCTGACGGGGGATGACTTATTAACTGCCGAAGCCGAAATAAACGCAACGGGCGCAATTGTCAATGAGCCCTATCTGGCTAAATCTTATCAGGCAGCAGTATTCGCTCGCTCTGCTAAAATTGATTCTGCTATGATGCATAAGCTTAGCGTCCAGGATTTTACCGCTGCGACGACAGTGGTATTGCGTTTTTTCGGCGAATAGGACTAGGTAATCATCCAGGGCAGGCGATACGAAGCGTCTGCCTTTACTTATCTCGGTCCGAAAACGCCTCGATCAGTTACTGGCTATCTCTGACAATCAATAATTTGATAACTTGGTGGGAGTTCATCCAGAAAAACCCGAGAAAGGAGGGATAACGTGGCAGGGAAAATATATCAAATTGCGTTCCAACTTGCGGGTAAATTAGGTAGTAATTTTGCCTCAACATTTTTATCAGCGCAAAAACATATCAGTGGTTTAGATACGCAAATTAAAAAACTCAAAGCTGATATGAAGTCAGGTGGCAATAAAACTGAATTGCAAGCTCAAATTGCTGGTTTAACGGCTCAAAAAGCAAAATTTACGGCTGCTCAACAAGCCGCAGACAAATTTAAGTCGTCCGTTGGGTCGGCTTTTAAATCCGCAGCTATCACGGTGGGAGTTGCTACTACAGCTGTCGGGGCGTATTATGCCGCAAGCATGAAACTGGCTGACGGTGTTATGGAGTATGCAAAGCACGCAAGATCGGCAGCTGCGATTACCGGAACTAGTTCTACTTGGTATGAAAGTATGAGCTATGCTGCGAAAGTCGCAGGAGTTAGCGTCGAAAATCTTGACAAATCATTAGGTAAGATGACAATAAACCTCGGTCAAGCGAAACAAGGCAATAAAGAAATGATAGAAATATTTAACAAACTAGGTGTTTCGCAACAAGAACTCAGTAACATGAACTCAGAACAAGCGTTTTCACGAATTACACAAGGATTGAACGGTATTACTGATGCAGCTGTTCGCACTGATATAGCTCGGAAAGTTTTTGGTAAAATTGGAACTAGCATGATACCGCTTGCAAAACTGGGAACAGACGGGATTAAAAGATTGCAAGAAGAAGCTAAAAAAATGGGCGTTGTGTTAAATGAAGAATCCATTAAACAAGCAAGGGGTTATCAAATCGCCAAAAGCCGTTTTGATGCAGTTTGGTCAGGAACAAAGTTGAATATTGGGCAGTCACTTATGCCAGGACTCGCATCTGGTATGAAATATATATCTAAGTTAGCTGTAAAATATCAGCCCGCTATTAAAAAGTTTGCCGGTGATTTAGGTGCCGGAATCAAAGATTCAATGCCAGAAATATTAAAAGTTATTAAATCTATGGGAAATGTAGCCGGGGCCATTTACGGTGGCGTTAAAGCTGTGTCCAACATGATTGGTGGTTTTCACAACTTAGTTTATGTGGGAGCCGCATGGATTGGTTTAAAAATGGCCATATCTTTCTGGGATACTACAAAAGCTATAAGTGCCTCGATAAGTAGCGCAAATCACGCATATAAGGCATATCAAACAATGGGCGGTGCGGTCGGAATATGGTCAAAGGCACAGTGGGCATTAAATGCGGCAATGAGTGCTAATCCTGTAGGACTGGTAATCATCGGAGTAGCCGCACTAGCGGCAGCCGGATACTTGGTTTATAAAAATTGGGACAAAATAAGTGCATTTTTCTCCTCATTTTGGATGTCTTGCAAGGCTGGGTTTGCTAAACTAGCGACAGGAATTGTAGGCGCATGGCAAGGATTTTTAGTTTTTTGGAGTAAATTACCTTCGAAAATTGCCTATGGAGTAGGTTATATTGTTGGATACATTGCATCAATACCTGCGCGGGTATACGCATTTATGTCCGCAACTGCTAATGCTATAGGAAACGGAATTGGATACATGGTTGGCTATATATCTACTTTGCCACAACGAGTATCAGTTTTTGTAACCGAAACGGCTACTGCTATGCGAACAACACTTGGTGAAGGTGTAAACTCGACTATACAGTTTTTCGTAAATCTCCCCGCTAATGTTTCCGGGGCATTGTCTTCTTTTCAACAGCAAATATCGGCATGGGCGTCGAGTTGCTATGACGCTGTATTAAATTGGTTTTCTAAAATACCGGATCTCATAAGTAATATGGTTAGCAACGCCGGTAACGCTTTAAAGAATTTATTTACTGGAGCAGGCAGTAGCTTTAGCGCCGGAGCGCAAGCAGGTGCTTCAATGCCTGGTCATGCTGAAGGTGGCATTTTTAATAAAGAACATATTGCCCGTTTTGCTGAAGACGGCAAAAAAGAAGCGGCGATCCCATTGGAAGGCAACCGTAGCAGAGGACTATCGTTATGGGCGCAAGCTGGTCAGATGCTTGGTGTTGGTAAATCGCCCGGCGGTAACGCGAAAAGCAGTGGCCGCAGTCGTTCGGGAATTGTTTACAACGATAATCGTGTCTTTAATATTAACGGAGACACGGCAGCAGTGCAAACGGGAATAGACAAATCAAATAGCAGCCTAATGGATAAACTTCGATCCCTCCAAAATGAAGAGGAGCGTGTAAGTTATGCCTAATAATTACACGACAGTCCAAGGTGATATGTGGGATTTGATTGCTTACAAACAAATGGGCAGTGAAATGTATATGGATAAATTAATGGCGGCGAATCTTCGATATCGTGAAGTAACTATTTTTCCTGCTGGAGTCACGCTCGCTATTCCAACAGTGTCAACAGTGGTTAGTTCATTGTTGCCTCCTTGGCAGACACTATGAGACAGGCAAAAGTCGTAATTGTTTATAATTCCAAGGATATCACGAAGGATATCGCGCCGTTTTTATTATCATTTGAGTACACATGCAATGAATCTCACAAAGCCGACAGCATCTCAATTAAGCTAGAGGATAAAAATCAACTCTGGATTAAGCCCTGGCTCCCAGCCAAGGGCGATATTATTAGCGCATCCATCGTAACTACTGACTGGAATAAGCCTGGTGAAACCCTTACTCTTCCTTGCGGTACATTTAGTGTAGATGAGGTGGAACTTGATGGACCTCCCTCGG